TTCTTTATTCCAGGACTGTTCTTCAACAGTGAAAGCAAAACTCATCTTATCAAGAAGGCCACTGCGGACCATCTTGTAGATGTCTTGATTGGATTGGGTGTCGACTAACTCAGCTTGTACTTTCAAGCCAATGTTATCGATAGATAACGTCAATGATTTATTCTTTGTTCGAGCGATGATAAGGAAGGAATCCATATGGTTGTATTTCATAGGAACATCTTTCATTTGGGTATTTTCAAGTGCTCGATAATCGATAGATTCAACGAAACCGTACTCTTCATTTCCGATGAGTGTTTCTTGGTTGAACACAATCGCATAACCTTCTAAGGTCATCTTACCTTCAGCTTCTTCAAACTTAACATCCGCTAGTCTTGTCTCTTTAATCATTGGTTCTCACCTCTATTTTTGGTTTGTTAGGTTTTCCTTCAAGGGTGTATTCAAGTTCTGAATCCTTGTAGTGAAAACTTGTAATCTTATTCTCTTTGCAAAACTCATCAATGATTTGTGATTTTGCTTTCTGTGTTTCCAGAATCACTTTGAGTGCTTCTTTTGATATCGTTCCATTAACTGTGACTTTCATCTTTGTTCTCCTCACCAACTTGGTATTTGTTTGCCTTATCCGCATCCACAAAGTTGAGCGATTGCAGTCGCTTGTTTCCACCTTCAATAGGTTCTAGTCCAAGCAAAGCTCTGGATTCATTTAAGGTCATGATCCCTAGGCTCATCAGTTTTTCGATGGCACTCACTTTTGTATTCCAGCTTGCATACTGCAATCGTTCACTATAAAAAATAATCTCTTCACCACGAGTTAACTCATTTTCGGTAAGCAATCCCAAAGAAAAAGCCTCAGATAGCTGAATGGCTAGAGGCTCAATGGTTGACTCATAAAACGAGTTGAAATCTTCTTCACTATATTTGTTTGCGAAGATTGGTGCTGATACGCCAAAATAGTCGAGTATTTTGGATTGTAAGAATTCGAGTGTTTCTTTGTCGATCAACTTGGGATCAACTGTTAAAGGGACATATTCCGACTTTAAATCAATGGGGATGATGGAACTTCCTTTAGTACTGATTGAATCGTTGAGTGCTAAATCAAAGAGCTCTCTTTGTTTCTTCTTATCAGCTTCTGAAAGCATCCCATTCATCTTGATGATTCCTTTAATCTGCATGGATGACCTGACTGCGTTATCGATGCCTTGAAGCACATTTTCATTGATTGAGATGGTTTTTAGGATTGCTTCATGATCGCCTGATGATCCATTCCCACCAAAGATATCATTGGAAGCAAAGTACTTCCTCAAGTGGATGACATTCTCATAGGGCAATATAAACTGTTGACCATCCTCAAAGTAGAACTTCAAGTAATAACCATCAGCATAATCTACTATTGCTTCTACCAAAATCGGTCGGAGTGGATAGAGTGCTTTAAGTCCACCATTCACCGAATCAAACATTGGATACACAAATGCATTGTCATTCAGCAGCAATAACGTAATCACTTTATAGATAAAGTCATAAGGTGTCATGAGTGGGTTAGGCTTATGCTTCAATAAAAAAGACAGTCGACCTTGTTTCTCGGTTACTGTCTTATCTGCTTCAGTTTTAATGTATCTTGGTTTGAGTTTTGCACATTGGCTCGCAACCCTATCAATACATATCTTGACCACATCACTTTTGGATATATTGTTTCCAAAAGGTGTGAAGAACGTATTGTTTTGATTTAATAACTGGAAGGTGTTTGTTGAACCTTCCTTTTTCTTTCTAGTAAAAATGCCCAACTTAATCACTCCTCTAAATGAAAAACAGGGATAATTACCCCCCTGCTTTAAACCTAAAATACCCTTAATAGTTTGATGTTCTATCCCTTGAAGCATTTAATTTCAATGAGCTTATTCTTTAAATCATCTAACTCTTTAGTTGATTCTGATAACTTGCTCTTTACAGTTGAGAATTGATGTTCTAGTTGAAGACGTTCAGATTGCATACGTTTAAGTTTATCTTTCGCTTCATTAACTACTTTTACTGTATTTGAATCATCATCGATAATCTTATTAACCCCGGATATTTCATCATTAATAATATTAATTTGCTTCAAATGTCGTGCAAATTCCTTTTCTGTTTCAGCAATATAAGTTTCTAATAATTCAATTTTTGTTTGCAATTCTTTATAGTTTTTTACAATAACCAAATCATACCATTCTACATGACCGCAATTAATGCATATAAATCCCTCAATTCCACTCTCTGGATTGTCGATTTCCCATGCATCACCACCAATGCGAATTGGAACACCTTTTCTTCGAATAAAATCCTGTGAACCACACTGTGTACATTTCACTTTTAATTACCTCCGATTAAATAAATAATATCATATTATCGGTATTTATTCTATTTAATAATGTTTTCATAATCAATCTTATACCTATTCAAAACTGCATACGCAATGATGAGTGCTACTGTTCCATCAATTCGCTTGTATTTGGAGTTAAGTTTCGAAGGTTGAATATTTCCATTCAAGTCAACTTTGGCTTGTGTGTTAGATAAGCACCATTTCAAGATCGGATTATTGTCGTAGTTGATCAGCTTATTCTTTAGGTCTGCTTCCAGTTGTTTCATTGGTTCTGATAGAGAGTAGACTCCTTGTCGAACTTTCTCCATATTAAATCCTAACTCTTCCATTTCTTTAATCCAATATTGAGAATTCCAGGGGTCGAATCCTACCCAGAGAGGTCTAATTTGGTGCTCTTGAATCATCTTCATAAACCATTGAGTCACCAATGAAAAATCATTCTGACTACCGTCTGTGAGTGTGATTAACCCTCGTTTAATCCAAACATCATATGGGACATTATCTTCTTCCATGCGTTTCTTAACAACATCACTTGGCATAAAGAACTGTGTTAGAACATACTTCATGTTGTCATCCTTTTTCTGAATGACCAGAACTGCTGCAGTTAAATCTGTCGTTGAAGATAAATCCACACCACCGATAGCATAAGAGTTCTTGAGTGTGTTTAGCTCATACTTCGCTTCGTTATTTAAGTCATGAAAAGATAACCATGCACCTTGATCGACTTGCTTGATATTAAAATCTTTACACAACATGGTCACTCTCGTTGAGTGGTCATTTTTTGATTTGTTCATCACATCTTCAAGATACGAGGGAAGTTTTACCACACCTAAACTTGGATTGGATTTCACCCAATTCTTAGGGTCGTCATATATTTCTTGTGTGTTATCTTGGGTATATAGCCAGGGAAGCACACGTTCGTCAGTGATTTCACCTTTCAGCATCTTTCTTGCATAGTCTAATTTGTTATCGAGGAATCCACTCACTGTGGTTCCTTCGGTTGTGATGATAAATATTAGGGGTTCCTTCTTTGTTGATTGGCTCTGCTTGATGGCATCATAGACTTTTGAATCAGTCATCTCGTGGACTTCGTCAATACAACCAACCTCTATATTGTATCCATCTTTATTTCTACTTTGAGCTGATAATTTCTTGATTTTATTCTTGGTTTTCGGAGAATAGATGAAGAATATATTCTTTTTACTCCGTTTCTCATTTGATAGAGCAGGGGACTGTTCACGCATGTTATTAATCTCTTCAAAGAGAATGTTCGCTTGCTCACTCGTGTTTGAAGCACATACGATATCAACTCCACCTTTGGAAAGAAAGAATTCAGCAAGGTCTATCCCTGCGATGAAGGTTGTCTTTCCATTTTTACGTGCAATCAGTAATATGACTTCATTAAATCGTCTTAATCCAGACTCAGCAATCTTAAACCCATAGGCAGTTTGAATGATTGCTTTTTCCCAAAGTTCTAAAATGAATGGTTGTCCATTGAATGGGGACTTCGTATGTTTGCAGAAGGTTTCGATAAAATCGATTCTCATGTTTCCTGGCTTTTCATCAAAGTCATATCGAGGATTAACCATATCATCCATCAGTTTTCGAAGGGTGCTCTTTAATTCTTCTCCAGCTAGTATTTCATTGGACATCACTTTTTGGTAGTACTCAATTAAATAGTTCATGCCATATTCGCTTTCTTGAGAAACTCATCAAAAGCATCATCGCCATCAATTACGTTTTTCCCCATGATTGAATTGAGTGTTTTGATAACTGTTCCATACGAATTGATAAGCTTAGTGTAGTACTTAGCTGCTTCTGTTTGTCTTTGAGCACCTTTGCTTGAAACTTGAACCGCTCCATACTTCCTTATCTGTTCTTGAAGGACGCCAAGTTCAACCTTCATAAATGCAGCCTGCTCAATAAGGTTATCGACTAGTTGGGTTTTGGTCTCATCGACCGATGAAAAAAGCGACCGAAGTCGCTCAATCTCAATATTCACATCTTTAATTTTGGACATTTCAACACCTCACTCAGTTGACTCTTTCAACTACCTCAGAGTTTATGACTTCAATCAAATCTTCTTCTGGAATGATTGCTAAGCCACCCCAAGTTCCATGTAGCTGATCAAGCCCATCTATGTATTCGATGATTCCTTCACGACCGTTGTAATGGTCTTCACCCTTCATGCTAATGATTCTAATTTTGTCTCCAATTTTGTACATACTGAATACCTCCTATGGTTAGTAATATATATCACTCTAGTGAGACAAAATAGCAAGAAAAAAACCACTCAAGTGGCTTTACCTTCAATGTTTTTGAAGCCAGTTAGAATATCCTCGTTTGTGGCAAACAAAGATTCCATTGATGCTTTCTTGATGTGATTGTTAAGTTCAATCACCTTGCTCTTATCGATATAGGGAAATTGACTATTTTCACTCTTACTTATATAGAATAGTGCTTTCTTAGGAGATAATGGATAGTATAGAACTAGTTTATTAGGTGGTTCCAGAGTGCCATCATATTTTCCTTCGAGATTAACAATTGGCTGATCGCCTGTAATAAATTCTATTTCTGTATCATTATTGATAACTTTCATATCATAGTCCCTTGTTAATCCAAAAGCAAGATTGTATGCAAAAATGTAGTTCATGAAGCTTGTTAAAGCAATACGGTTGACTCCAAGTTTCTCTATATCCACCCATGCATTTTCAACTCTAATTCGATTTGCTTTAGTTCTAGTCCATTGCATGGATACATAATAATTAAGTGAAAAAAATTCTTCAGGCGATAATTCGTAGTTTTCTGATTTAATTTTTTTTAATAGAGGGATTGCATCTGATTCAATCAATGAATGGTAGTCTTCGTGAAAATTTACGTTTAATTCATCTAAAAAATTTTTGGATCCCTCATCTTTGCTACCAAAAAAATCCATAATAGATTCAAAATATCTTGGTGAGTTATAGAACTTTAGTTGACTTTCTACCATTGACCTAACACTATCTGTACGATTACTAAAAAACAACCTTATAAAAGCAATATCTTTTTCACTTAAAGGAATGTCTTTGTAAAAATATTTTTCAACTGCTGTATTCTCAGTACTTGTTCTAAATATAGTATTTTCTCTTAAGCAACATATTTGATTATTTGAATCTGCCCATTCGTTTAAGTAGAATTGCCATACATAGTGTTGTCTCTTTTTTTTCATATGTCATCCTCTAGCCTAATAATAGATTCTCAAAAAATCTGCCTTCCATTTTTTAAATGCCCCCCTGTGCGGTACCCTCTAACTATTTAGTTTTAACTGATGGGGGGGATACTTCTTCATCTTTAACAAGTGATTTACCTTTAATATTGTGAATTGGTTTAGCAATACTTATAAGTTTATATTCGAGATCATCATTATGAATCGCAGTGATTTTCCACTTACTAATCTCAACAATTGCATTTGCTGGGTCAGTTTTATCTACCTTTTTTCTTAAACTCTTACCTCCGGTATCACTAATACTAATGTACTGATTCAATCTCGTCTTTATCTTTTGTGCATATGCACTTCCAATGTACTTGATATCATCATCAATACTCAGTATATAAACACCATAAAAATCAAACTTTGATAAGTCAGAAAAATTTCCTTCAACCATAATAGCATCTTTCATTAATTCAGAAAGTTTCATTAGTGACATAAAATACACCTACTTTTATAAACATTATATCAAACAATGTTTACTTTAATTAGGTTTTTCTAGATTTATTAAGTTTCCATCTTTATCAAATCGAATCTTGTTACTGAAGCGTTCGTGCTCTCGGTTATGGCATTCTCTACAAAGTAGTTCCAAGTTATCTTGATTGAGGCTGATAGATGAGTCATTTACATTCTCAACAGTTAGTCTTTCCTTGTGATGTACTTCGATTCCAATCTGTCCACATCTCTCACAAAGACTATTGACTGACACTATCTTCAGTTCACGAGCTGCTAACCATGCAGGCGACTTATAGAAGTTATGCAGAACCTTTGGCTTTTTCATAGGCTTCTTTTAGTTCAGCTGCTTTTGCTTCTACATGCTCCCATCGAACAGGTAAATCTTCACGACCCATGTGTCCATAGGCTGCTAACTCTCGGAACTTCACCTTTTCAAACTCTAGCTCTTTCCTAATGTTTGCAGGTGTAAAGTTAAAGTATTGTTTTACCAACTCAAGCAAGTCTTCATCAGCTAATATCCCAGTTCCGAAGGTATCAATCGATACAGCGACCGGATTTGCTACTCCAATGTAATAGGACACACAAACTTCGCACGTGTCGGCCAATTCTGCCGCTACAAGGGCTTTTGCTACATATCTGGCATAATAACTCGCACTGCGGTCAACCTTGCTTACGTCCTTGCCAGAAAAGGCTCCACCACCATGTCTTGCGTATCCACCATAGGTATCAACGATAATCTTTCTACCGGTTAAACCAGAGTCTCCATAAGGTCCACCGATGACGAATGCACCAGTTGGATTGATGAGAATATTGATACCAGTCAGATCCTTACCAATCATTGGTTTGAGCACTTCTTCAATGATGATTTCTTTTGCTATGAGTAGATTAGCACTCGGTCTTGTTTGAGCAGATACGATGATGGTATCGTA